GATCGGTCATCAAGGTAAACTGAATACTCTTTTTGTATCTGTTCATCAAGTTGTCGATGTCTATTTCTTAAAGCTATTATTTTATCTTCTAACATTAAAAAGTCCTTTCATAAACAGGAATAGTTTCACACTTATCTTCATGGGTTTTATATTCACAATCTTTTAATAATATACCACCACACGAAGAAAGTATAACACATAACAAAGATATAAGAGGCAATTTTAACATTAATCTTCTATAAATTTATCAAGGCCTTTTGTTTTGGAATCTTTCTTTTTTTGTTTAGCTTCTTCGAAGTCCTGAATAAATTGTGATATGTTATCATACAATTCAAATTGTCTGGAGTTTCCATTCTCATCTTCAAATATTTCAAACTCATCAAGTATGCCAATCTGTTCTGTAGCTTTATATTTTACATACAGTTGTTTTTTTTCTCGTGTAATTCTTCTTAAGAAAGCATAATAAATGATTTGTGTAAAATAAGCAAATGGATTTTTAGATTTTTCAGGATTGAAATTGCGAAAATACATCATACAGTTTTCAATACCATCAGCAATCATCTCATCTCTAAATGAATATGATACAAAGTTTGGTTTGCGTGATAGGTGATCTGCAATTTTAAGAAAGCATTCACCCACATAGTTTGGGATTTGAGGTTGTGGTTTGCCTTTTTTATCAGCAGCTTCACAATCTTTTTTATATTCAATCAAAGCTGCTAAGAAGTCAGCGTTGTTGACATAGTGTTTTTCTCTTTTTGCCATAATATACCTTCTTTCAATATTGCCTAATTTAGGCCTTGACAAATAGCAAAAATGCTATTATAATAACGGTGTCTGTTGCACGGGTAGGACCTCCTGGATCCTATCCAGTAATGTTAAAACTTTCTTTCTATACCCAAATCCTAACATTGATGCTTTCTGGCCATCTTTATGAGGCGGTATTCTATTTTCAGAATAGTATTGATCTTGTGTTAAATCAATAATATTACCATCTTTATCTACACACCACCAATGCCAGATACCTTCATCATCTAATGCACGATTGAGTTTTAATTGTTTTGTACCAAATATTTTTTGTAAACAAGCAGAAGCTGTATGACAATGACCAAACATAGGATTGTTTTTATTTCGTTCTATCCATTTCTTAGGTAACAAATCAGATGTTAAATTATCTATAATAATTTTTGATACCATATTCAAGTTGTTTTCATTATATTCAATCATAATCAATGCAATTGTTTTTTGTCTTTTGGTCCTTCTAAACTATTTAATAAATCATCTAATGTATTAGGTTCATCTTCATAGTATTGATCAATTTCATCTTCCCACAATTCTTCTTCTTTACCTTTAAGCTTGTTGTTTGCTTTTGCTAACATATCACCATTCATTTCAGATTCCTTTGCAACAACACCAACAGCATTTAAATAGTATTCAATTAAACTATCTTTAGGGTTTGTTTCTGTAACGATTTCAGAATTATTCAATGTAGCTATATTATCAGAAATGACTTCAACTGGCAACCATGGTACCATCATCATTACCGAACCGGTTGATGTTCTGCGTATCACAATAACCATTGGATTATTTAAGATGGTAACATCTTCATCGGTTATAACATCAGCAATGATGTCTTCACCTGATTGGAGTCTTACTACTTTTATATTAAGTGATTCATCCATTTTTGAGTTCGATGTTGTAAAACTTATATTTGAACTTTTCCTCATCATATATTTTCATTCTTTCAATAAAATGTTTCAGTGTATAATTGGTAAATTTACCAACTCTAAAATCATCTGTAATATCAAATAAAGTTGCAACTTCTTTATTATCTCCTACTCTAAGACCCCTACCGATTGATTGTAAATTTCTTATTCGTGATTTGCTTGGTGATGCAAAGATAATGTTGTGTAAGTTCCTTATATTTATACCTGTAGAAAAGGTACCATAAGAAGCCACAATGATTGCATCTTTTTCTTTTTCAGTGATTGATCGAATCGATTCACGAGCTTCTGTGTCTGTTCCACCAAATACAAAAAATACTTTTCTTTTTTTAGCGTGTTCTTTAATATTTTCATACAATGATTTTCCATGTTTTTCAACAAACTGAAATAATATTAATGAATTGCCTTTTAATGATAATGATAAGTTTCTTATAAAATCATTTCTAGCTGGATTTTGAACAATGTAATCAATCTCAGTATTATAATCCCAATCTTTACATTGTTTACAAACAACTTCTGGATATTTTAAAACCAAACATTTAATTTTAAATTCAGCTAAATGTTTTTGTTCTATCAATTCAGATGTTGTTGTAGCACGATAAACAGGACCAAACAGACCTTCTAATACAAGACGGTGTGTTTGTGTGCCATCTAAAGTACCTGTTGTTCCTATTCTATATTTAGCACGAATACAACCAGACATAATTGTTGTTAAAGATTTTGCTTTGAATTGATGAGCTTCGTCACCTAATACAAAATCAAACTGGTCAAAATAATCAGGACCATTTTTGTATATTGATTGCCATGTTGTAATGGTTAAAAAGTTATTTGTGTGTTTATCTTTACCTGAGTATTGTCTATGGCAATATTTTTCTGAATCATATCCATAAGACTTGAAATCTGAATACATTTGTTCAACTAAGGAAGTCGTAGGAACGATTAGGAGACCTTTTTTATGATCAATTTCTTGGAGGTATCTAACTATCAAGTATAATATTAAAGATTTACCGGACGCAGTTGGAGAGAGTAGGAGAACCCTTTTATTGCGTATTGCTGTAATAAAAGACTTAAGTTGATAATCTCTAACCTCATAAGGTAAATTTAATGAATCACAAAATTGTTTCGCTTCAACCACAGAAAACACATCAGCTGAATCTACATCTTTATCAATTTCTAACTTATAATCTCGTTCTTCACAAAACTTTTTAATGTATGGTGTTAGACCATGATAGATGGTAAAGTTTCTTAAATCTAAAAGCCTAATCTTTCCATCCCACATTCTACTTTTATATGCCGGCACAAATTGATAACCAGGCACAAAGAATGTAAAATACTCAGACATCTCTTGAGCAAAATGTCGTTCACATTCTAATTGTAAGAATGATTCGTTTTGTTTATGAAGAATGATATCAGTCATTATACACCTTGAATGAATTTCTCCCAATCAATAAATGACCGAAGTTCCCATGTTCGATTGTTAAGTTCTTTAAGAATAGCTTGGCATATTTCAACAATCTCATTATGTAATGTAAGTGTAGCTTTTATTTTATTAATATCATCATCACTATCTAAGTAAGTAGCTAGTTCTGCTTTAAGAACATAAGGAAAAGGTTCCCATCCATATTTCTTAAGATCATCATCGTCTAATTTACCAGTATAATATTCCCATTTTAATCTACGAATTTTATTTAATTTAAATTCAGATTCTTTGGCTAACAAACGGTGTCTGGATAATATGTTAATATATTTACTGTGAAGTTTTGGTATGTTTGTGAGTTCTTTACCAGGTTCAGTTCGATCAATGTCTGAATCCTTTCTCCACATTTCTAATAGTTCTTCTAGTTGTTTCATAAGTTAAAGTCCTCCAATATTGGAGTATATGTCAAAGGCAACGAAAAGTCAAGCGTTTTTAATAAACTTTTTCGATATCGTAGTAACTATACCGAAAAGTAGCATCTGCGGTAAGTAAAGTATCTGGACTATCTGTAGACGACATAATAAAGGTTGAGAGTGTTGTTGGAAAACACTCATAAAATTTAAATTTCACATATGGTTGATTTGATGAAGATAACATTGTAAGTGTAGCATCACTATACTGTGGTTTTTTAGTTTGAGTTCTCGTAACAGCTTTATTTAATTTACCTAAACCTCTGTAATCTTCATAGTCTTCTGGAAAGGTCATAGCACGAATCCAATCGTGACATTCTAACCATGATGTAAGTCTTTCATCAATCAAAAAAGTAACATTCAATAAATCGTAAATGGCTTTATCACCTGGTGCATATAAATCTACAAACGGTGTCATTTGTGGTGTTTCAGACATAGAAATGCCTGGTACCGAAACTGACTGGCAAAAGTATTGCATATTAGGCATTCTACTGAAATTCAGTATATACTTATTAGGTTGTAAAAAGTTTGGATTAGTAGGGTTTCTATCTGTTACAGCCATTTAATTATTCCATAAAATGTTATGCTATATTTATATGCAAAAAAAAGAGGTACCGAAGTACCTCTCTTTTCCGAGAAACTATTGTTTCACTCTACTATTACATTAAGTTTGCGACTTTAAATGCTCTATAGTAGTTGTTTGATAACACATTTAATGCGCCTTCGCCTTGGTTAGTACCTTCTGCGAATGGGTTAGCAACTAAACCGTAACGAGTTTTGAAGCCAATTTTCGGTTGGAAAGTACCTGTATCAACTGCACGAACCATTTGTAAT